TACGTAAACAAGCTGATAGACGCTAACGACGACGATAGATTCAAAATATTCGCGAAGTACGGGTTCAACAGCTCTATTATGGGCGGAAAAATCAACGCCAAGATAAAAGACGGGCAAGTTGGAGTTCCTGCTGTAGATTACTCAGAGCTAACAATTACTTACGTAATACCGTACGAAATAAATCAACCTATCGAAGGCAGCGGGCAAATTATCCACCCAGTGTACATGCAATTGGGATTCTTATTGATGATCATAAACGCAATGTCTACGATCTACGAATCAGAGCCAATAGACGCAAACACAACGAGTCCGCAAAACAAACCGTTAGTGTATCTAGACTTCAATCCAGAGACTAATCTGTGTTTGACAAACTCTTTACAATTTACTACCAATCCGTTTAGTTTCTTGATACCACTGCAAGCGACTTTGGCCGATTACAAAACTTTGTTCTCTTCCAACACTATAGACGATTCCAAGAACGAGATCAAAGCTCCAACTTCTGGGTCCACTTCAAAGTTATACGATCCTGAACACGATCCCAACATTTCTGGCGCTTTACCTAAATTTAGAGCCGGTGGAAACAAGGACGCTTACAGAGGAAAGACGATGAAGATATTGGTTAGCTGTGAGTACGTTCTTAATCTGATCAAAGAATTTGCCGATCACAATGGATTGAACAAAGTATTCTTAAAACCTTTCTTGGACCAACTCTTAGTAGATATGAACAAGTCCTTGGGAGCCATGAATATTTTTAGAGTTGCCTACGACGATACTTCTAACTGCTTTACAATTGTGGACGATCAGGTTCAACCGTTAGCAGAAGGCGAAGAAGCGGTTTCGCAGAACGCAACCGATACCATGCCAGTGTACGGAGTTAATTCTATCGCGAAGTCTTTGAACATTCAAACAGAGATATCGAGCAACTTATCGAACATGGTTGCAATATCGGCCAACTCAAACTCTGCGGATCAATCTGCAAACTCTACAAACGCCAGTAGCTACGGATTCATAAACAATTCTTACAGAGACAGATACATTCCTGTAAGAAAGGATTTGAGCGCAGACGAAATTAAAAATCAAAAGGCGCAAGAGTTAGCAAGAGAAAAAGCGCAATACGATTCTATATTAAAAGCTGAGCAGAAGTTCAATACCTCCATAAAATTATTTTACAGTACCATTCAACCAAACAAGGACGACGTAAGTCAAGCGACCAACTACTACATCGATAGAAGTACGAAGACGAATAACCAACCTGGTCCCACTAGATCTTCCGCAATGATTCCTGTATCTGTCAATTTTACCACTCACGGAATATCTGGATTCCACATGGGGCACGCGTTTACTTTACCGTCTGACATATTACCTTACACGTACTCCAGCAGACACACTCCAACTTTAAAAGACGTAACTGCTACCGATCCTACTTCGGACGTAAAAGTTGCATTCGCTACGGTTGGTCTAAGTCACACAATTCAAGGAAACGTTTGGGACACATCGATAAAGGGAAGCATGATTCTTATAAAAGATCAAAACGCTTTTTCGAACGCAACCATAAATACTTCGTACAGCAACGCTCCTTTATTAGTGATAAATTCAAATGCAAATATTCCAAACGCACAAGGTCAAATACTTGTGCTAGCCACTTATTATGGTTTTAAAGGAGATAAATTAAAAGACACTAATTCAATAAAAGGAATTGGAAACAGAAATAATCAATTAGTAGAAACCCAATCAGGGCAAGGCAATTCTGTCGCTCTTAAGAAAAGTACAGCAGACGCCATTGGCGTAAAGAACGGCGACAATGTATTGGTAACCATTCCAGATGGTCGCTCTATTATAGTTAAATACGATGATACAATACCTGAATACGATCAAGGCACAAGAATAGATTTCTATAATCCAAGCGCAGATAAAAACGGAGGAAAGTCTACATTTTCATTTGTCGGCAAGAGCGTATTAATTCAAAAAGCTAAATAATATGTCAGCAAAATATTATCCATCATTTAGAATAAAAGAGAATAGATCCACAAAAGGACAAGATTTTATACTTAATGGTAATGCATATTCAGGTCCTTATTATACTACTTTTTCTGGCCAAAATTTTAGTGGACCTAATCCAATAATAGGCCCCAATGAATTATTAACTCCGATTACAGATTATTCAAATACTGCCTTGGGTCTTTCTTCTATTCAAGAAAGTTCAGCGCTAAAACAACAACTAATAAAAGCTACTAAAATAAGTAGCACAAATAGTAAACCTCTAGTGTCCTATTTTCCCAACCCAATCCAAAGCGATTACAACTTGGGTTACATTAACAGATATTTTGCTAAACAGATAAATAACAAAGGTTACATCACAGAAATTTCTCCTCAACAATACACAGACATACAAAATGGTGCAGCTGGATACGATACGTCGATGTTACAGACGGTGTCTATCGCATGGAAATTGACCGGGCCATTGAACTCAATAAGAATCAGTCAGTACGATATTAGAGCCGGTATAATCGACACGAACAAAAGATTGGTCGAAGCTGCAAACCCCAACTTCTTCGGTCTAATAGAATTCATCGGTGGAAACTACTCGAAGTTCGCTAAACCCACTGCATAAATAAATTACTCAATGTCAATGAGATAGTATATGTTTACCTCCAATAAAGGTTATAAACATGTATTTCATCGTAGAAACTATAGAGCAGTTCGGTCAAATGGAGCACACAGAAGAGTGCTTCGTTCAGCTCATATCGGGCAACGATAAATTCCACCCAAAATTATCTTATCCAAGTTTACTGTATTACAACGACGGTAACAAAGGCTATATATTCCCCTTCAAACATTCGGAAGCGTTTTCTCTCGATTTGGAATTAGTCCAAAGCTTTTTGTCCAAACACAAGACAGTGTACCTAATAGACAAAAAGTATCACTCGTATTTCTTTGATCTGGACAACACCGTAGATATTAACTTCATCTATTTGGACCAGACCAACAATTACGAGCCATTCGATTGCGATACTTTATTGCAGAACAACTATTATTCCAAGTTCGTAAACTTACCAAACGTTAACGAAATAATACCGATCGCAAAGCACTACGAAAGGTGTCAGTGTTTGTACGAGATAGTTAAAGGATTCTTTGGGCTAGAAGCGGACACAAAATTCCAAGACAGACTAGTCGATGCGTACAGAAAAGTAGAGCAGAATCCCATAAAGATAGACGAAGATAAATTCAAACTAAAGTACAGTCTAGTCAACGAAAATTGTTCCAAGCACGGAGACTTTATATACTCCTACTACAACTTATATAATTTGACCGGTAGACCCACCAACTCTTTTAACGGCGTCAACTTTTTAGCGATACCAAAGGACAAAGAGTTTAGAGAATGTTTTGTATCTTCGAATAGCTATTTGGTTGAGTTCGATTTCGATGCTTATCACTTGAGACTGATAGGAAATTTAATCGGCTACGAATGGGGAAAAACGTCTATTCACACCGAGTTGGGCAAAGAGTACTTCGGCAAAGACGAACTGACCCAAGAGGAATACTCAGAATCAAAGACTATAACGTTCAAACAACTTTACGGTGGAGTGGACAAGAAGTACAAACACATAGAGTTCTTCGCCAAAATGGACGCATATATCCAAGAGACTTGGGAAAACTATAAAAAACAGGGCGCAATATCTTTGCCTACGGGGAGAATATTAAAGTTCACCAAAGACATGAACAAACTAAAGCTATTCAATTACGTGGTGCAGAATCAGGAGACTCTGGCCAACGTATCTAAAATAGAGCGTATAAATCAATACCTAGAAGAAAAGAAGCTGAGGACGAAGCTCGTATTAATCACCTACGATTCTTTTCTATTCGACTTTAGGGCTCACGATGGCAAGAAAACATTATTGGACATAAAAGCTATATTGGAACAGGACAATATGGTCGTAAAACACAAGCACGGACTCAATTACTCATTTTAACACAAAAATCAATATTTATACTTAATGGTTATGGAAGAATTAAAAACACTAGAATTAACGCAAGAGGCGCTTATGAATAAGTTATTTTGTAGTTTTACTACTAAAGACGGACTTGAGGAGAGATTACAAGAAATCAATAAAGAGTACAAAATCATGTACGGTAAGATATTCGTTTTAGAGTCTCCTGACTCCGAAGAATACATGTGTACTTACAATATAGAATTGGAAGGATCAAGCACAAAGATTTTGGGTAACACTATCCTCTTACACAGAAAGAAAGAGTCCAATACGTTGTACACAATCAATGCTTTGAACACTCTAATCAAATCTTTAAACGGTGGAGTACTTGACACAAAGTTTATCATTAATTGGCCAGATTACAAGAACTCTATCCTATTGACTCAGGACGATGGTCTAAGAAAGTTAAATACGTCTATACACAGGATAGTGAACGTATAACTCGAAACTTAGATTTTTTATATCCCAAGGTTAGATTATATTTAATCAATAAAATAAAATACAGTTATGGACTTATCAGCACTTAAGTCGCGTTTAGCGGCTTTACAAAATCCACGCGGAGGTCAAAAAGGCGAATTAGCCAAGACCTTATGGAGCCCAGCGGTTGGAAAACACCAAGTACGTATCGTTCCTTCGGCGTACAACAAATCAAACCCATTTAAAGAGTTATTTTTCCACTACGGAATCGGTAACAAAAACACAATGATCGCTTTGTCAAACTTTGGCGAAAAAGATCCTATCGTTGAATTCTCTCAAGGCTTAAGAAAGTCTTCTGTTAAAGAAGATTGGCAAATGGCCAAGAAGTTGGAGCCAAAGATGAGAGTGTACGCACCGGTTATCGTTAGAAACCAAGAGGAATTAGGCGTAGTTTTATGGGGATTCGGTAAACAAGTTTACATGGATTTGTTGGCTTTGACTGAAGACGAAGACGTAGGAGATTTCACAGATCCTATCCAAGGTCGTGATATTACTATCGAAGTACAAGGTAAAGAAACAACCGGTTTATCTTACAACACTTCTAGCATTAGAGTAAGAACTAAAATTACTCCATTGTCAGAAGACGCGGACAAAGTTAAACAATGGTTGACTACACAACCTGACCCAATGACTCAATTCAAAAAGTACTCTTACGAAGAAATGAAGAGCGCATTGATGTCGCATTTGAATCCTGAAGAAGAAATCAAGCAGAACGCAGATTCTGTTGTAGTGAAAACCGAAGAAGTTGGCGATTTACCATGGGAAAAAGACG